CTTTGGTGAGCAGGGTGCTAAAACTGCAGGTAAACCCAAAGCTGGTGAGTCAGAGGCCATGAAAAAGAAACGTGCATCTTTCAAAGCACGTCATGCAAAGAATATCAAAAAGGGTAAACTTAGTGCTGCATACTGGGCAGATAAGGTAAAGTGGTAATGCCAACACCAACCAACAAAAGGAAAAGATCATGAAATTTGAACCATGTCCGGGGTGTAAGACTCCAGCTAAGTGCGCCAAAGAAGGTTGCCAAAAAGCAAAGAATAAAATGTCATACGGTGGTATGGCTAAAAAGAAGATGGCTTATGGTGGTATGGCTAAAAAAGGCTACCGTGGTGGCGGCTTCTGTACAGGACCAGCAAAAGGTATGAAGAAGTAATGGCAAAGTTCTACGAAAAATATAAGAAGGCGTTAGAAGCGCACGGCTACACAGTAGATGAACATGGCATTGTACGTGATGCTTATGGTAATCAGGCTGCTGGTGAGGATCGCTTTGGTAACGTTAACTGTAGCGATCCAAACATTACAACTATCTGTACAGCAGAAGATGCTAAACCAAAGCCTAAACCTAAAGCTAAAAAGAAAATCGAAACACTTGAGGATGGCGATTAATGTCACTACTACAGCAGGGTAAATCAGCACGTATAAAATCTGTGTATGGTCACAACGCAGGTACGACATACGAAACAGTATATACATGTCCTGCTAATTGTGTAGCAGAAGTTACCTTCATTCATGTTGTTAATGGTGGTGCCTCTACTAACACCGTTGAGGTAGAGTGGTATGTTTCTGCTGATAGCTACACATCACACTTTCTCAAAGGTAAATCTATCAACGCTAGTGACTATGTAAGCTTCAATGACATTGACTTAGTTCTACAGCCCGGTGATGAAATCCGCGTCACACCTACAAGCGCAGGGCATATTGATACCATCCTTACAGTAACAGAAACGTTTGTACCAATCGGGTAGCGGGTATGCATAAATAGGTACTACTACCTGACCTACTTTCAAGTATAACTATCTCCGCACACAACAAAAGGAGATATGTGATGCTTAACTTTCTAAAACGTGTCTTTAAAGCAATCGAAATTGCACAACAAAAACGTGCAGACTACCGCCTATTACAAATGCTATCTGAGCGTGAATTACGTGATTTAGGTATTGGTCGTAGTCAAATTCATAACATTGTTTACGGAAAAGACTAAAAAGTGCTTGCATTTACAATAGTTATATATAAAACTATATGTAAGCCCTAAAAACAAGGACGACTTTATGGCAAGAAACCTCACAGAAAACCAGAAACTGTTTCTCGAAGTCTTGTTCGATGAAGCGGGTGGTGATGTTGTGCTTGCCAAAAAGTTGGCTGGTTATAGCGATAACACACCTACACGTGTAATCGTAGAGGCATTGAAAGATGAAATCGCAGAAGCTACACGTTCTTACTTTGCTCGTACTGCGCCCAAGGCTGCTATGGCTATGGTTGGTGCTTTATATGATCCTACTGAACTAGGTATCAAAGATAAGATGGCAGCAGCTAAAGATTTGCTAGACCGTGCAGGACTAGGTAAGACAGAGAAGGTAGATGTCACATCAAGCGGTGGCGTATTCTACCTACCCCCAAAAGAGGGGACAAATGAGTAGACCTTTCCATATTGGGAGGGATTTAGGTTTTTGGGAACTACCAAAACCACACAAAGGCAAAGAACGAGAGTGGCACGTGATAGCTAGGGTAAGCCAGAACGTGCCGTTTGGCTATAGGATACACCCTGAAGACGAAGACCTCTTAGAGCCTATACCTGAAGAGCTAGAAGCATTAGAGCTTGCAAAGCAGCATCTAAAGCAGTATAGTTTGAGAGAAGTAGCGAATTGGTTAACAACCCAGACAGGTCGCAGCATCTCACATGCAGGTTTAAAGCAGAGGATCGAAATTGAGCGAAGACGTAAAAAAACTGCTACAATTAAACGGAACCTCGCCAAAAGGCTCCAAAAGGCGTTATCCAAAATCGAGGAACTCGAAAAAAACAGGGTCGGGGCGTACTCCGAAAGCGAGTAAGGAAACAGTCACACCCCCAGTAGAGACTATTCCTGCACAAGTCGCCCCAGC